ACAGAGCCTACAACGTCTTTTATCTTATCCCATGCGCTCATAGTCAGCCCGCCTTCAGCGACTGAACAGCCGCGATTAAACTTGTGTACTTGCCGCTAATGCGACCCCATGTTGCAGGCGAGCCCATTAACTCATTGGGCCGCACGCCAAGGTGAAACATGACCTGCTCTTGGCCTTGGTTGTTACGGGTGTCCGAGTAGACGCCAATGCCAGTAAAGCCAATCCCCTCAGCTTCGTGCGCAACCGCTTCAGCTTGCGCCCGGTTATAGACGCCGCTGATGAAGCAGTCCACAGCCAGCACTTCGCCCCAGTGGTCAATGTTATGCTCCGACATCTTGCCCCTGCCAAGCTCACGGCCAAGGGCGTATTCGCTAAGCGAGATCTCGATAGGGCTGCCCAGTTTGAAGCGTAGCACGTCTAGCATGGTGATAAGGCGGGCGCTCATGTCGTCGGACCACTCTCGGAATTCTTCTTGGGTGAAATGTTTTGCGTAGATCATAATCTATCTCCTAATTCACCATGGCGCTGGCATGATGTAACTCAGCGTCACGTAATCCAGCCCCGTATTCGGATCGTGTATTCCGGCGCTGCTGTGGTGCACATACTCCAGCCGAAAGACTTTGCTAAACTCAACGCCCAAGCCTAGCCGGCTGCGACCAGCAACACGATAAAGATTGCTACGGCTAGTTTGGTTTTGTTCATTCCCATGTTACCTCGTTCAGGTCGGTTAGTGTGCCCACTGTAATCTGCTCGGCAAGCAGTTCAATATCAACCGTGCTGAATCCGCAATTGTCAGGACATTCAAATTCTTTACGTTTGAACCCGTGGATTCCATCCCAAAAATCAGCCATCGCCTACACCCTTACAAATTCAGAGTTAGTCGGGAAGCTTCACGCTCTAGCAACTCAACTGAATATTTAGTAAGCAACGGTGCAATATCTACACCTTGTAACTGCGCTTCTGACATCTTAGACACTATCCAGTCGGTTGATGTTAAGTATGCTTGAGCTTCTGACTTGGGTTCTCTCAGTGCCTCTGCATCTAACTCAGCCTGTGTCGCATTAACGGGCAATGCAGGTAGAGCAATCGGGTCAAAGTCTGCACGAGTTAAGCCAAAGCGTTCAATCGTCTCGTTGTTTTCATCCGCAACCCATTTTTTGGTAACTTCATCTTTACGGACTGTAAACAGCGACCCTCTAAGAGTTGCAATGAACTGCTCGTATTCAGAAGTTCCGGTGATTGAGTTTAAGTCTTCTTGTGTGTTGATTATCATTTAATCCTCCAGATTAAGGCTATGTTATGCATATAGGGCCACTCGCTTTCGCTCGTTAATCAAGACGCAGGTGGTCACAGACGAGACGCATCCCGATGTCGTTGCTCGAGACCGACGCCGAGTAGTACCAGTTCGAGGAACGAGAACCAGCATCGACACCGTCGTACCAGTGGCCACCAAGTAGCGAAACATTTGGCGCACTGGACTCTGAGCCGAAGCCGCTGGTATTTGCGTTCCAAGACGCGGATGCGTTTGGGCCACCCCTATCTTGCCCCCAAGTCCATAAGTTACCAGTGGCTTGCATAACCCCCCAACGTGATGTTCTGAGTGCATCTAAGCCCGTTGTACCAGGATCAGCACCCGCGTCAGTAGCTTCCGTGACGCCGTACATCGCTGTCATAAACTGAGGCTGGGTAAATGCTCGCTTACCCATGCCTGTTGCGATAGACATTGCTTCAAACCAAGTGAGAGACCCGTAAGTCGTAGAGCCATTACCACCCAAAGTTGCAGGAATAATGGGCGGGCTGGAGCCATCTGCAATCGTCTCGCCATATTTAGACGTTCCATTCACATCAGGATTGGTATTTAACAAGTAAATATCTGACCAGAACCCTCCCGCAACCAAAGTCATGCCGCGCGGATCATCGCAGGTAGGTCGATAGTTTAAATCCCAAAATGAGTACTCGTTGATTTGTGGAGTTGAGTTGCCACCTGCTTGCGCAGACGCGTTACCGCCGGGTGCGTAGTGAAAGCCACCGATATGACGTGCATTTGCTACAGGAGGTGTCACGAAGCTTGTAGTTGCTTGTAGTGTACCATCTGGCTTTAGCCAAACTGCATAGTCTGCACCTGTTGTAGCTGTGGGCATTGCAATAACTGTGCCACTTGCAATCGTTAGAATAGCCCCCCCTACTTCCGCATAGAACTCTTGCCCTGTCGTAGCTGTGAAGTTGCCAGTCTTGGTAAATAACACTGCTGATGAGTCTGATTTTTTGAAGTAGTTTTTAATTAACGAACCAACTTCTGAAGGAATTTCAGATCTAACAATATATCCTGTCAGGATTGATGTTATCTCTGCTTGGGTATATAGACTTAACCTAGTCGGCAAATCATCCCAGTTTGTTGTGTCAGAACTTGGGTCAGTAGCACTAACGTGGTCATCAGTGTTGCAAAAGTAAATAGCCCCACCGAACTGCGTTATTGAGTTGGAATGAAATTCCTGTAGCGCGTTCCACTCCGGCACGCCCCGCTGATGCAAGTAGGCAATCAGCTGGCCCAGTGTAAACGCCAGACCGTTAAAGTCTTGCTTCGTTGGATTCTCGTTCACGCCAACAATGCCCCACCCTCGCAGTAGGTCCAGAGTAATGTTCCCGTCCAGCGTGTCTGACTGTGTTGTAGCGCCAAACACTGTTCGTTCAGTGCCCAGAGAGTCAGCAGCAAACGCTCTTACGTTGCCGTTATATCTATCAATCTTCGCCATTAGATCACCACCTTGTTAGCAAACCTGCCGCCTGGCTGGTTGGTTAAATCAAATTTATCTGCAAACGGCAGAGCGTTTACGTTGTCGGAAAACCCGAAAGTCTCGCCCGGACCTGCTTGCACAATTACCCCGTACCTTACGCCCTGCGGCTTGGGCAATAAATCCAATCGAATTATAGCCCGCAATTGGTCAAGGTTAAACTGCGTCGAAACATACAGATTAAGCGTCATATCTTTTTTGTCGATGGCGTAAGCTAACCCATCAAAAAGCGCGCTTACAACTTCCTGAATCGCGAGCCCCTGGTCGTCTGCAAGGTATGGGCCTCCGACATTTTTGGCAATACGAGCCCGAATAAAGAAACGGTAGGCTGTATCGTCAAGCTGCAAACTTGTATAGGCCCGTTCAAATTTGTCCTGAAACGGTGCCCGGTCTGCCAGCGGCGAAAACTTATCATCAAATCCGCGCGCGTTTGGATTCTCGTCAAACCCGAAAGCGATTTTAGGCACCACAAAGGGCACTATTCGTTTTATGCCGACAATGCGCCCGACGATGTCGAGCCTGTCGCCCGTCGCGTTATCAAGATCAAACTCTTCACTAAACGAATCAATCCACTCAAACGTTTTACGCCACACACCCGCCTTGAATTCTATTTCAGCGTTAGCCTTGGGCTTTTCCCAATATTGCTTAATTAGCAGGTTGACGTAATCTGATTCGAAGCTCATTAAATGATCTCCGTTACGGCAACATCTCCGGCAGCAATGCTGAATTTTTCATTCAGGTCTGACAGTATGCGCCCGTCTGTGTACGTCGCCCCGCTGTCACGGCTGATCTCTAAATTCGTTGGTATGAAACTTTCGCCGGCGTTAAACGCTAAGCGGTACAGGTCGCCAGCCAATAGGTTTTCACCGATATTAAAGGTTCTCGCTGCAATAGCCTGACTTATAAGCGCTTCGTCTACCGGGTTCGCGGCATCCTTTCTGGTGGCGTCTAACCGCACAAGTACCGGCACATCAACAGGCCGGTCGAACGTCATGCTGTGAACAATGGTAAAAGTGGTTCCGTTGGGTCGCTTGAAATCCTCGCTAAATGTCCCAGTAACAGCCCCCACCATGCCCTTTCCGCCGGTCTTGTTCTTCGTCATCGTCTCAATAATATCCGCCACCGCGCCGCCCTCAACCACTACCCACAAGCTGTGCGCCGGGATGCCGTCGGAGTCAGTCGTGTCCGTGTCGTTTTCGTACACGGCCACATCGGTGACGTTGGGCAGGTTTGCCAGAGCCGTGAACATTCTGCCTGTGCTGGACGACTGCGGAGTCTCTAGTGACCTGTTGCGACGTACCCGCAGCTCTTGATCTGTTTCCTCGTCAATGCCTACCGTAGCCGCTGTTGGGTTTGTAACAGACTGCACGCCGATAACAACCGTGACCGGCTGCGTGACGGTGGCTGGATCTGCTTCAACTGCGCCGAAGTTTTCAGAAAACAGCGTGACGGTTGTAGCCCCAGCGGAAAGAGTCCTGACAGCCAGCGTTGTCCAGCCCTGCCCCAGATCATCTTCAACAGCGTAATCAACCGGAAGCGTCAACGGTCTATCTGTAACGACCGTAACGTCTACCTGTGACCGCGTGGCGGGCCTGCGCGTGATGCCGGACAGCTTAATGATGGAGTTCAAAGACTGGCCAAGGGCAAAGTCAGGATCACGCTGATTGTACTCAAGAGCGCCGAACGATTGAGCGTCTAAAACAAGCTGCGCCTCAATCGCTACCCTTTGGCCGTCTGGGCTGTCGGCGTCGAGGTTTATATCTTCGCCATAAATTGCCCGGTAGCCCGCCGCCAGTTCGTCGTATATCTCCTGAAAGGTCTGCACCTGTATGCCGTCCGGCGTGAATCTTGGCAATGTCATGCGGTAAGCTCCAGGGTCTGCAAATCTTGTATTGTAAAAACGTCGGTGTACTGAAGTTCGATTGTAACACCCCTGCTGCTGTTTCGCTTAATTATGCCTAAACGCTGTATTGAAATAACGCCCTCGGTTTGCAGCACGGTTGATTCCACGGCTCGAATGATGCGCCGCTCGGTGCCAAGATTGCCGAGCAACTGAAGCCAGTCAACACCCGCTTGCGTGTTCAGATACCAGTCACCTTTAAATGACCGCAGCCGCGTTAGTACGTTTTGCGCGATAGCTTTCGAGTCGCGCTTGTACACTGCGCGGCCTTTTCCGAATCGCCAGTCTAGGTTGTTGTCTAGTCCGCTGACCTGCATTATTGCGGTCCTCCTGTGTTGCCCGGCCCGGTGTCTACGCCGCTGTGAGTGTGTGTACCAAAGTCTATGCCGCCGATAGTTGCCGTTGCCACAGTTAGCTTGCCTGTGCATGTAATGTTTCCATTAACTTGCAAGTTGCCTGTAACAGTTAAGTCGCCTACCTGCGTCCGGTCGCCCTGGTGCGTATAGTCACCATCCTGGTTCGTATCGCCAGTCTGCTGGATTACACTTGGTATGGTAATTGCACTGGCCAAGGGATTGACGCCTACAATCGCCAGGCCGTCGCTGTAGTCGTGCATTCTAAATTCAGCTGGGCTTTGAAAATCTGCCCCGTCGTACCAGCGATCAAAGCAACGCTCTGTAAGGATCAGCAAGCAGTAATCGCCGACGGCTATCGGGTACGCTGTGTGGCTGCCTCCGCCTTGCATAAATACAGGCGGAACCATTGTGAACTCCGGTAGTTCAATAGACCGGCCAGCCACCACGCGATTAATAACAGGCTGGACGCTGATGGTTTTGGCCTGCACCGCCGTGACTTTGGCAATGGTGGCAGTGTGCAAGTTGGACAGTGCCTCGCCAATGGCGTCGTTCAGAACGTCTGTCAATTCCCGCTTCGCTGTCATATAGATTTCGCCTCTGCGGCCAGGGTGCCGGTGCAGCTCTGTTTCCACTCATCCCCGTAATTGTCGCCGCGATAGTTGATTGTTTCAATTTTGTAAATGCCGTCCAGGTGCGGCGCTGTTGAACTTTTAAGATTAGCAAGACCGCCGATCTTTATAGCTGGATTCATCAACGTCTCAAACGTCACCAGTTTGCTATCCCGTGTTGGTGTGCTGATCATCCCGGTTGCCGCACTCACTACCGGCACGTACCTGCTCACAACCTCGTCGTCTTTTATGGCGTAAAGCTGTTCATCATCTATATAACACGTTTCATTAGGTCCCATCATTTCCTCGATAAGCCGCGCACTGTTGCCGATTAGCACCTTGGGTCGCGTCAAAGGCGGACGCTCGGTGATCTTGCCTATTTTTGTGCGTGGCATATCTGCGACGCACGCATCTATCGCCCTGCGCCCGCCCTCGACCGTGCGGGCGGTGAAACTATGCAGCGAATCCTTGCCGCCGTCCAAGCATTCCAGCGAGGTAATGATGTCCGGCCCCTGCCGTGCATTACCGCCGGTCTGGACTGTGCCCTTGAAAATCATTTCTACACGGTCTTGATAACCGACAAACAGCGCAACCGGGATTACTTTCTCGCCCTCTTCGGCATCTTTAACAAGAGACAATCGTTTGGACTCTGCCAGGTTGGTAATCTGTATATTCATTTTGTTAATGCCACCCCGGATAGACTTCGTGATGTCGAAGACAATTTGGATCGGCGGCGTTATCTCAATGTTGAGACCTCCGGCGGTTATTCTGAGGATATAATCGCGGCTAAATCTTGGAGTGGTCATCAGAACTGCACCTCTACTCCACGGAGCTGCTCCATATCCGCCGCCTCCAGCATGTAAATATTACAGCGTCCGCCGCTGAAGTCCTGCCGCGTGAATGGATCAATCCCGTTTCCGCTGCGGTCAATACAGATAAAATCAAAGGGCTGATTCTGGCTGAGCATGTGCAATACGCCCACGGATAATTTTAGACCGTAAACCACCGTGTCGCCGAACTCCGCATCGAACATCCATATTTGAGTGCGCGGGTAAAATCGCAGCGTGAAGATGATCTCAGACTCTTCAAAAAGGATAGTGTGCCGCTGGATAGGCTCTGCCGTTATGTTTTGCAGTCGTCTCATTCTGGAATCCACCCAAACATTTGCCCCAAATTGGTAGACAAGCTCTCTTCCACTTCCTCACCTTCCTGCGCCCCCTTGTCCGTCTCGCCGTCAGTCTGGCCGTTAGTGGCAATGGCTGCGTTCTGAGCGGCTGTAGTCTTTGTGAATAGGGTTTGCGCAATGCGCACTTTCTGCGCCTCCAGGTTAAAACTGATCGCCTTGCTCTGGTTATCACGTGTGACCTCAAGCGATGTAATGTACATATCGGTGTAGTTCTTGAACGACGTGCTGATTTTGATTAGCTTATCAGTCGCTTGAAGACCTTCCATTTTTTTCAAAAACGCCTCGATATTGGTTTGGGCTTCGCTGTCTTGCAGCCCGAGGTACTTTGCTGCGCCCTGCGTTGCGTCTATTGCAGCATCCACCCGGTCAACCGCGTTGGTAAAGTCATTGACTAGACCCGATACTCGGCTAAGCTGTGCCTGCGTGCGCGCCGGGGCGTATTGAGTGATATTTCCGACCTGCGTTTGCGCCTCTTGAAATGCGGCCACCGGTGCGCTTGGCTGCGCGTAAACGTCCGATACGTTGCCCTCTATGCTGACCGTAAGGGGCTCCCTGATAATGTGATCGTTAACATGGCTACCGTCTTCGAGGAAGGTGGTAGGCACCTTGGCAGAGCGGCTGAATTTTTCGCTCACCTGGGCAAATGCGGTATAACCGCCAATGCCAACAGTTTCGGAGTCGGAATCGGTGTCGCTTGGATACTGCCAATTTAGGTAGTCACGTATGCCGCCGGTGTTTTTTGCGTAGTCTGTCAACTCTCCGATTAGCGCCATTACATTCCCCCGCGTCTGCTTTGGGTCCGTGCGTCCTCAAGCTGCCGCTGTAGTCCGTCGGACGCGGCCTTACCTGCACGCTCGGGATCTAATGTTTTGATCTCCATGTTTATGTTCTGTTCGACACTGCTCGACGTTCCTCCGACGTTCGTTACAGCGCCGCCCGGCTGCATGGCTTGCGAATGAGACTGGGATGTTGGATCAGATACTGGTGTTGGCATTGGAGCTCCATCTTCACCGGATTCTTTACCGCCGAAAAGCCCCCCGACCCAGTTGCCAACGTCACCCGCTATATCCGCAGCGCCCGACGCCGCATCGCCGGCTATATCCGCAGCGCCCGACGCCACGTCACCCGCTATATCCGCAGCTCCCTGCACCGCATCCCCAGCTCCGCCGATAAGTTTAACGGCCCAGTCCGGCAAAATATCCAGAGCCTTTTGCTTCAGCCAATCGAACACTCCCCCAAAAATACTCCTAAATGCTTCGGCCCACGAGTCGATTATTTCCATGAAGCCTTCGCCGATTTTATCAAAACCTTCGCTGAAATTGCCTGATAATATATCCCCTATGCCTGAGAATATTTTTACCATTCCGCTAAACACTCCAGTAACTAAATCTGTTACGACTTTAAATGCTTCTTTGAATCCTGACACTATCGTTTTCAGAACCGGCTGAATATCAAAGCCCAGGAACTCTTGAAAGAAGTCTGCAATGACAGACTCACCGCCTTGAAATGCTTTTGTCAGATCATTAACTGCCCATAATATGCCGGCTACCCCGGCAATGATGAGGGTTATAGGTGATGTTATCAGGGCAAGTGCTCCCGCAAATATTGTAGGGCCAACAGTAGCCGCAACGAACGCGGCACCCACAACGGCAATCAACGGCGCTATCGGTTTCAAGGCATCGAATATGATTTTTGCGCCACCCAGTATCCCGCCGACGACCTCTTTAAAGACCGCAACAATATCCTTAAGCAGCGGCTGTATATCCCAGCCGAAAAATTCCTCGAAGAAGTTTGCAATAACCGAATCGCCGCCTCGGAAAGCTACGATCAGATCATCAAGAACGAGTGCGATAGCTAAAATCCCGGCGGTAATTAAAACGGCAGGAGAAAGTACAAAACCAAGCGCTGCTGCGAATCCAGATGTGCCGATTGTCGCTATGGTAAACGCCGCGCCAGCAGCCAGGATAAATGGTGCCAGTCTTTTGAGCGCGTCAACCAAGTCGACGACAAACTCTACAGTTGCCTCCACGCCATCAACAATCCACTCGTTGTTTTTAGCGAGCAAATCGCTGAAGCCCTCCGCCAGGCCTTCAAGCTCCGGCACAATAGCAACGGCAATTTGGTTTTTAAGTCCGCTCATTGCAGAATCCATCTCCGAGATGGATTCGTTATATTCTTTCAGCCCTTTTTTATCTTCTGGAGATAGCGTGATACCCAGGTCACGAGCGCGCTGCTTGAGCTTATCTGTCTCCGCGCTGGTCTGGCTGAGCATGGAAATCAGGCTGGGATCAATACCGAGCGCCTCGGCATAGCCCTGTTGCTCGCTCATTGATAGGCCTAGCCGCTTAAAGCTGTTGCCGACCTCTCCCAGGATTGCATCGGCGTCTTTAACGTTGCCGTTAGCATCCCGGACACTAATCCCGAGCCGGGAAAATTCCTCACTGCCCTTCTGTGCGGCTTCGCCGATCTTTGCGGATAGACCGCTAATGGATGATTCCAGGGCTTGAGATGATGAGCCTGATTGTTCAGCGGCAAATGACAACTCTTGGAGGGATGCGACAGCCACGCCGGTTTGCTCGCTGAGATCGAACAGAGGTTGAAGGGACTGACTAACCCCAGACGCCCACTTAGCGACCGCAAAGGTGGCGGCACCGAATGCTGCGCCCATCGCGCCGAGAAGTTTGATGCTTTCGCCGAGGCTATTGTTGTAGTCCTTGAGAGGCTTGGTGGATCCTT